TCCTGCATCCGCTTGACCGCGTTCTCGGGCGTGCGCTGCGTCATCACCGACTCGCCCGTTTCGAGGTCGACGTCGGCGAAGTCGATCATCGGCTCGAATTCGCCGAGACTCCGCCCCTTCTCGTCGGTCTTCTCGACCATCTTCGTCATGGGCCGCAAGAGCGCGACGACCTGAGACGGGTTGTATGCCTCGTGCGAGACGGCGGCGTCCTGGAGCGCCCGGGAGATGGTTGACTCCATGTACCGATTCTGCCAAACCTCGTACTGCTTCTCGGCGTCTTCCAATCGTTCGCTGTACTCCTCTTCGAGCTTCTTGCGCTCGTGCGCCGCCTGCTGTTCCTTCGTGCGATACTGGGCGCGGAGGTTTTCGAGCGACTCCTCCAGCTTGTTGCGTTCGTCCTTGCTGAGGCTCTCGTTCTCCAGGAGTTGCTGGTACGACTGCTCCAGCGACTCGTACTTCTCCTGGTGTTTGCGGCGGTCGCTCGCCAGGAACTTGTTGACCTCTTCCTGGGTGAACGTCCGATCGCCGCCTTGATCGCCCTGGTCGCCTTGACCGCCTTCGCCTCCCTTTTGGTCGGCATTGTCGGCTTGACCGCCTTCGCTACCGCCTTCGCCTTCGTTGTCGTAGCAGGTCGCCAGCGGGTCACAGAGGTACAGGTCACACAACATGGTTCATTCCTTTCTCAGGAAACCCTACTCAGTCGAATGGCGTCGTCGTCTCGAAGGAACGGCCGCAGGTATCGCCATGCCAAAGCGTTGGGGACACCATTGACGATGTGTTCGATCGGAACATGGGCGCGGGAGTAGGTTGTCCGCACCGACGCATAGCCCTGGGAAACGATCCCCAGGTTTTCCAATTCCAGTTCCGGGTCCTTGCCGTCAAGCAAGGAATGGGCGATCTCATAACAGGCGATCCGTATCGCCTCGGGAACTTCCGTGTCGTCACCGCGAGGGAACTCCAATGCCTGCTCGGACTCGGCCGCGCGGATCACCTCGTCACTCACGCCTGAGTCCAGCACATGGACCGAGTGCTTCCGGCCCTTGTAGTTGAGCGTGTCAATCACGAGTGTCGCAGCGCGCAACGCCCTGGGGCGGTCAATCGGCCTGGCCTGCGACCATGCGTGCTCATGCAGTCGCATGGCAAAATAGTCCGACGCTTCCTGAACCGAACCGTAAGTCTCTTGCGAGATTCCCTTGGGCTGCGGAGGGTCCACGGGCTGCGGAGGGCTTGCCGGACCGATCTTCAACACCTCGGTGCTATCGAATGGAATCCCGTAGATCATCCCGCTTGGCGCGAGGACGGCACCTTGCCACTTGTAGGTGCCCACGAGATTCCCGAAGGTCGATACGGTGTCGATCACCGGATCGATCTTCAACACCCCGGTGGCGTTGTACGGAACTGCGTAAATGCCACCGTTGGAAGCCACGATGCCAGCGTTCCACTTGTTCGTACCGGGGAGGTTGCCGAACATCGACGTGGTGTCGGAGTCAGGGTTGATCTTCAACACCTGAGCGGAGTCTCTCGGAATCCCGTAGATGATCCCGTTCGGCGCCAGGACGCCGAAGGCCCATTTGTTTGTCTCGGTCCCCACGTTGCCAAAGGTGGTCGCCGTGTCTGCGGCCGGATCAATCTTCAGTATCTCGGCGTGGTTCTTCGGGATTCCATAGATGCAGCCGTTGGGTGCCAGAACGCCGTCAAACCACTTGTTTGTCCCGGGGAAGTTCCCGAACGTGGTTACCGTGTCGGTAGCGGGATCGATCTTCAGCACCTCGGTGCTGCTGAACGGAATCCCGTAGATGCAACCATTCGCTGCCAGAACGCCGCCGAGCCATTTGTTGGTTCCGGGCAGGTTGCCGAACGTGGATATCGTGTCGGAGGCAGGGTCAATCTTCAGGACCTCGGTGCTGCCGTAAGGAATCCCGTAGATACAGCCGTTCGGCGCGACAACGCCGGCAATCCACTTGTGTGTCCCAATCAGGCCACCAAACAGGGACGTGGTATCGGTGGCGGGATCGATCTTCAACACCTGCGTGGCGTCGTAAGGAATCCCGTAGATGCAGTCATTGGGAGCCAGCACGCCGCCGACCCACTTGTAGGTACCCACGAAGTTCCCGAACGTGAAAAGGGTGTCAGTCATCGACCGGCTCCTTCCCCACACCACGAGTGCGGTCTGCGGTCGTGTCGCGGAGCGTGTTATCGCGCGACTGGGCCTTCTCCTCGCTGCCGGCCCCGGCCGGGTCGGCCGAGAGGTCCTTTACACCCCGAGCGGCCGGGTCGCTGCCGTCACTGCTGCTGCTCTGTGCCGCGGCGATGCGCAGGATGCGGGCCGTGTGGTCTTCACGGGCGGCCAGGTGCTCGTTATCGTCGAAGCCGAGGGCCACTGAGGCGGTCTTCTCGCCGACCAGCCCGGCGTTCTTCGCATCGATAATCGTCTTGGGGTCGCTGGTCGTGTAATGCGAAGCGTCGATCTCGCGGTGGATACGCTCAATGCGTTCCACGCTGACCTTGCCGGCCAGGAGCACGGTGACGATGTTCTTGGCGATCTCCCGCTTGACCGTCCGGCCGGGGACCGTGTGCATCAGCTTGGCCAGCTTGTCGGCCTCGTCAATCCGCTCCTCGTCCGACTTGAGACTGTAACGATCCGGGTACTTGACCGTGGCGACCTGTCGCCTCGCTGAGCGGCGCTCCTCGTAGGCGGCCCAGAACTCGGCGATCCGCCGCTCGGCGCTCTCCAGGACCAGGCCGATATAGGAGAGGCCCGCTTCGAGCCCCTGGTTGTCCATCTGCTTCGACTCGGCCGACGCGCGGGTCGCCAGGTTGACCACCGCCAGATTCACGAGCTTCCGGACGTCCTCCTCCAACTTGGTCTGAAGCTTCAAGCTGGCTTCGAGCGGCTCCGAGGGTGGTGCGATGAACGCCGGCGCGTTGGCCTTGATGTCGTATGCCCGGCCTTGCGTCGATCCGACCTTGATGTCCGTGTCGGCCGCGCCCTGACCGCCCTGCGTGGCCGTGCCGTCGGCGCTGGTCGCGACTTTGAGGTGCCCACCAACCGCCCGCAGGTCCCGTTGTTCGACGTAGAACGGGAAGTTGGCCTTCAAGGCATGATTGACGTCGCTGGAGCCGAGGTTCAACAAGGCGATCTGGTGCTGGCATACGTCCTTGATAAGACTGTCGCCAATGTCGAGCATTACAAACGGTATGCGATCCAGTTCAAGCAGGACCGGGCCGGCCGGGTTGCCGTCGCGATCGATCGGGTTGCCGTCCTTGTCGTACAGTTGCAGGGCCACCTTGCCGGTTTCCGGATCGATCCACAACAGCCGATACCGCTGGAAGGTTTGCGTCGGCAAACCGGTTCGCTCGTCGAGATCGAGGCATGAATCCCGTAGCAACAGCGATTGGAACTCGGACGGCTCTTCCGGCTTCGAGCAGGCCCATGAGAGGATGTCTTCCACCTGGTAACTGTAGAGGTAGGGCCGGCGGCCGTTGGCGTCGGCCAGCGTACTTACCCCATCAACCACCGGATGGTCCACGTATACGCCCACGCGGCCCATCACCAACAGGTCAGTGAGAACCTTCATGCCCAGGAAGGAGGTCATCGTCGCGCCCCGGCGATCGACGCCGCCCTCCAAGCCGGCCACGGCCTGTTGGTAAGCGCCGCTGCCGCCGGTCCGCAACACGTCGCTCATCCGCTGGTAGATCGAGTTGCGGATGTCGTTCACGGCTGCCTTGGCGAAGGCCGGGATCGGTGTCACCGCCTTGCGGCTGTTGAAGTCCTTGTGTTCCTCCCGGGCGCTGAACTGCTCAAGGAACCGGTCGCGAAACTCGTCGCCGCCGCGGTAGGTCAGCCGCCACTTCTCCCAGTCCGACATGCAGGACAGGTAGTTCGGGTGCCGACTGTCGATGATGTTGTGCGAGGGCCGTTTGCGACTCATAACATGCTCGTTACAGGAACGACTTGATGTCCTGGTTGGTCTCTCGTGCCGCGACCAGCGGCAAGGCGATCTCGGCGTAGGTCCGGGCGTGGGCAAAATGGTCGGGACCCGTCGAGACGAAAGTGGCCACCACGTTGCCGCCGCTCTTCTCCTGCTTGTCCTTCTTCGTTTCCTTCTTCTCGCGCTCGTAGGTCCGAACCGGCGCTTTCAGATGCTCCTGGTACTCATGTGACACGTCGCGAGGCAGGATGATTCGTCGCGGTTGGCGGAACCGGCCGAGCGATGCACTGAGCCAGTTGGTCCGATCGACCGTGGCCAGCGGTGCCCCATCGTCGTCGTCCGTGATCGAGATTTCCTTGGCCGTCACGCCCCGGCGATAGCGGCACAGCCACACGTAGCCGGAGAACCGCTTGGCGAACCGCCGCGCCTCCATCGGCCACGGATCGGCGTCGATCACGCAGGCCAGCACCTGCCACTCCCGCATCAGTTCGTCGAGCCGCAAGTCCCACTCGTCCTCGTAGAACTTGCCCTCCCACAAAACCTTGGCTGTGGCCGCCACGTTGAGATCCTGCGAGTACCGATCGAAGAACCACTCGCAGACTTCGACGTAGCTCCACTTGCCCTGGTCCACGCCCATCGTGATGATCCGCTCGCCGCCGATCTCCGGCCGCGGGTCGTCCTTGGTGTGGTTGCGGATGCACGCTGCAAGATCCTCGTCGGTGACCTTGGCCCCGTCGCCAATGAACGGCAGCCCGAGTTTCGAGTTGTGAAACTCCTTGTTGGCCAGCTCGTCGCCGAAGCCACGGAAGTAAGCAACCACCAATTCGCCGGGCGTGACCGTGAAGCTGTACAACTGGTTGATGTGAAAGCCGCGAATGTCCGGGTTGGCGTTCTTCGCCGTCGCTTTCCAGGTTCCCGTGGCCAGCCACTCGGGCTTCGTCTCGTGGGTCAGTCGGTGCTTGCATTCCTTGCATTTCAGAAACGACTCGTGGCACCGGACATCGGCAACGTGCTCGCCGATGATCTCCACGCAGTCCGGCCACACGAATTCGGTCCACCGCGAGCAGCACGGGCACTTGAAGACGAAGTGCTCCTGCGTGCTGGTCAGATACAGCTTGTGAATGCCATAGTTCGGGATGGTCGGCGTCGAGATGCCCCAGACGTGCTTGTGGACCTGGCCCGAAAGCCGCTCCAAGGCCAGCCAGATTTGCTTCTGGTCCATCTCGTCGACTTCGTCCAGGAATAGCTCCGAGACGGGAATCGATTTGAGGTTGCTGTCGCCACGCGAGCCACGGATGTAGAGCGTGTTGGCGCCGGCCTGTTTCAGGTTGACCGTGTTCGTGTCGGTGAAGATCTCGGCCAGTCTGGGGCTGAGCGCCAGTGCCGTGGCAAACCGGGCCTTGGAGAAGTCGCTGGCGTTCAGGGCGGTCGGCAACACGTAGAGTACGTCGCGTCTCAGTTTGTCCAACACGTAGAGCGCCCGGTTGATCGCCACCTCCGTCACGCCCGCCTGCGCCGCCTTCATGGCGTAGTTGAATGACGCACGGGAGTCGTGCATCTCCCGGACCCAGGGGTGGTACTTCCACGAGTAGGGGCCGGGAAACGGCTCGCCCATCACGCGACGATTGGCCGCCCAACGCGAGCAGCTTGTCAACGACCGGTCCGTCAGCCCGTCCACGATGGATTGCCGAAGCGCGTTGATCAGGTTGCTCACCATCCGGCCTCTCGTCGGGGAAGTGCGCGCCCGAGTGGCAGACGAGCAGCAGAACGGCAATCGTCGATTGGAGGGCTGTCGCGTTCATCCGGGCGCTCTGGCGGCTTACAGTGGGGGAACTTCGGACTTGGGCGTCTCCGCCTTCTTCTCGACGGGCTTGTCAGCGGGCTTCTCCGCCGGCTTGTCGGCAGGCTTGGGCTTCGCGGGAGGCCGCTCTGCCGGCTTGGCCGAGTCTTGGCTGGCGCCCTTCAAGACGATCGGCGCCATCCGCTTGTCGGGCTCGCCGCGGGTGTCACACAGTTGGGCGGTGACTTCGACCTGGTCCTCGCGGATCCCCTTCGGGATCGCTACTTCCAGCGTCGAATGCGTATCGTCCAGCGTCGTCGTGGTCTCGCCCTTCGGCGTCTTCACCGTCACGCGCACCAGCGGATGGGTCTGGCTCGACGGGAGGTTCACTGTCAACATGGTCTTGGTCCTCGATGGATTGGATGATCTGGTCCAGGTCGTCCCGCAGCACGTTGAGTTGCGGGACCGAACAGCCGGGGATGCCGGTCCGTGCGTAGGTCTCCAGCATCCGAAGGTGGGCACCAACGGCCGTACACGCCCGAGCCCACAGGCCCGCCCCTTGATCCTGCGTGAACTGCTCCGGCGTCACGACTCGGGCGGGGGCGGGAGACGCCTTCTTCGCCGGGCCGCAACCGGGACACGGCTCTTTCGTTCGAGCCACGTTCGTACCCGGTTTGGGGCCGCGTTGGTTCATCGGGTCGTTGCGAATGGCCATTCGTGCCTCCGTGTGATTGGGTTCGGAATCGCCATTCACGTTACCCACGGCCAGTGAGGCCGGAAGCACAGAATGGCGTTGCATCGGCGTCAAAAGATCAGCTTGAAGATGAAGCGGAGGATCTTGATGAGCAGAAAGATGTCCTCGGTCCGCTCCACTTCCTTACCGTCTTTCAGGACGATGTAGGTCGGCAGTCGCCGAACGCGGTACTTTCGCACCAGGTCGGGCCGGGTGTCGTAGTCGATCTCGACTACTTCGACGCCCTGTCGCCGCAGTTCAGCCAGCTTGGGCTTGTCCTGCTGGCACGCCTGGCACCAGTCTGCCGTGAAGGCCAAGACTTGGTACGTGGTCTGCGGCGTGGGAGTCGGACGCGAGCGGTCCGGTGCTTCCTGGCGGGGCGTTTGGGTTTCGCACCCGCAGAGAAGCACCAGGACCGTCGCGGTGAGAAGGAGCCGACGCATCATGCCACCGCCGGCTTCACAGGGGAGGGACTCGCGGGCTTCTGATCGGCAGGCTTGTCAAGCTCCGCCAACTTGGCGGCAACGTAGGCCCGACCTTCGGCATTGCGGAGTTTCGCTTCGAGGACGCGCTCGAAGACATGCTGGAATTCCTTGACCACGTGTTCCTCGCCGTCGAGGAAGAGCCTCGCCAGATCGGCGATCTTGTGGGTCATGCCGCTGTAGTCGCCCACACTGTAGTCGATCAGGAATTCGGGCGTCTTCGTCAGGCCGTAGGTCTGCAGAACGGCAGCCAGCTTGGCGGCGCCACGTCGGCGGTTCTCGATCTCCGTGTCCTTCTGGAAAAGCCACTTGGCGGCCAGGAAGCCGACCAGCGGAACGAGGACCAGGATCAGGATGCTGGAAGGGGTGAGTACCATTTGTGTACCTCATTGGGAAAAGGTGGTTATCGAAGAGAAAGGGGACGAGACGCTCTTTGGGCCTACTTCTTCGTCGAGGGGTAGTAGGTCTCCTTCCACTTGGCGACCACGCCCGCACCCGCGCCGAGCACGCCCAGGCCAACGAGCGCCCACCAGGGCGGCAGGCCCGATGTCGGCTCGGGGGCCACGTCGGGCGGGCCTACGTGATCCAACGGCTGCGGGACCGGGTCCGGCTGAGGCTGGGGCTCGGGCTGGGGTTGCGGTTGGGGCTGCGGGCAACACCGGCGTCGGCGGAACAGTTCGCTGCGGATCGCCTGGTCCAAGGCATCGGCCGACATGGGGATGTCCTGGCCGCAAACTTGGTATTGCACCTTGCCATCGGCGGACTGAATGCGAACGCACGGCACCTTGGGCGTGTTCTTTGCGTAGCGGTCGCGGTACATCGTCGAGGTCGTGGCGATCGGGTGGAAGTGTGTTTGGCCTTTCAG